ATCCATGCACCGTCACGGGGACATGAACTACACTGGGAGGAGTTCCTCCTGCTCCCCGGTCGTCTAACGGTAGGACAGCGGCCTTTGGAGCCGTGAATCGTGGTTCGAATCCATGCCGGGGAGCCACTTCTCAAAACTGGCCGTTTTCGCCGCATTCTCCCCGACCGCATCGCCTGCCGCCTCACGCGCAAGTGCCAACATGTCAAAGGGTTGGCGGTATTCCGCGGTCAACACACCGTCCTTCCAAACGCAGTTCGATAGTAGAAAATTGAGGAGGCGCCGTTTTTCCGCCGGTTCCTGCCTCTCGAACAAGGCGTGGGCGCGGTCGGCCAGGCGCAGGAGTTGGACGCCTTCCTCGATGTAGGTCCGGTTGGCGGACTGGTGCGTCTCGATGTCGCGCAGGATGCGGTCCTGCTCGGCGCGCCACTCGGCCGACTTGCGGTCGAAGAAGGCGTTGTCGATCCGGCCGTCCAGCTTGTCCACGTACATCGCGTCGATGCGGTCCTGGAGGCGGCGGTACTCCGCCTGGAGCCGTCCGATGGCTTCGTCGTGGAACGCCTTTTCGTCGCGGTGGCTTTCGCGCAGCGCGGTGACGATCCACTCCAGGACGTCCTTTGGGAACGTCAGCTTCCGGAGCAGCTCCGAGAACCATTCTTCCAGCACCTCCTCGCGCGTGTACGGCTCCGGGCAGCGGCCCTTGTACCGCGAGCAGTGGTAGTAGACGTACTGCTGCTTCTTCAGTTCGCCGACGATGGCGCATCCGCAGTGGCCACACGTGATGAGGTTGCTGAAAGCGAAGTCGTGCCGGACCTTGCGCGGCTTCTGGCGGCTGCGACCCTCGAGCCGATCCTGGACCTCCTGCCACAATTCACGGGAGACGATCGCCTCGTACTTGCCGGCGTAGGTCTTGCCGTCGAAGTCGAAATCGCCCGAGTAGATGCGGTTGCGGAGGATCTTGTGGACGGTGGATGTCGGCACCGGGTTCCTGCTGCGCGGGTAGCACAGCCCATCCTGGCGGGCAACCTTGGCCAGTGCCTTCAGGGAATGGCGCCCCTCGGCGTATCGCTCGAAGAGCCGCCGGATGGCGGGGGCGAGGTTGGGATCGGGAGCGATAGTCCGCTTGCCGTCCGCGCCCATCACGTTGAGATATCCAAGCGGCGCGTAGGAGGGCCAGATGCCCTGGCGCGCCTTTTCGAGCATCCCCTTCTTGGTCTCCTCTGACAGGTTGTCGATGTAGTTCTTGGCCATCAGGACCTTGATCCCGTGCATGAACTTCTCGGACGACCGCGATTCCTGGGAGATGACGATGTTCTCTTTGACGAGGTGGATCTCGAGGTCCAGTTCGTCGAGCGTGACCCAGTCCTTGAGGTTGCGGTAAAGGCGGTCGGTCTTCTCGACGAGCAGGATCCGGCAGGTCTTGTCCTTGCGGAGGAACGCGAGCATCTCGCCGAAGCCCGTACGGCCGGCCTGCTTGGCCGTCTCGACGTCGACGAACTCCTTCAGGACCGTCAGGCCGCGGCTGGCGGCGTAGCCGCGCAGGAGTTGAAGCTGGGCGGGAATGGAGAAGCCCTCCCGCTCCTGGTCCTTCGAGGAGACGCGGGCGTAGAGGACAGCAGTCCTGTGACTCTCGCTTGGTGTTGATCGAGGCGGCATGGTTGCGTATCCGGTGGCACACGAAGTGTCCAGTACCTACTATACATTCGCGTGGGAAACGGAATCCAGCATTGGTGAGATCAGAACGGCCCTCACGCCTTCCGAACCAGTGTGGTCCGAAACTGCCTCACGGCCTTCGTTGAATCGGCCTGACAAATCCGGCGGACGACAGCACCTGCACCAAATCAGCAACGACCGTCAACGCGAATTCTGGATCAACCAGCCGCCCTGAGATCACAACCCGGTCAGAGTGCGTGTGGCCATGCAGAATGCGCACTTTGCTGAGCAGATGATAGTCGAGGAATCCGAAGGGCAAGCGTACGGGCTTCTTCGACTTGAGCCTCTCACCGAGTTCGGCGAGGGCTTGATCGAGCGTCTTCTTTTCTGGAGGCCCACCAAGCGCCAAGAGGACCAAGGACTCCGCGACGTTCTTTGCAGCGGTGATCAGGCTGGAGTGCAGATGGTTGGCGAGGCAGCGTTCCGCTTCCTTCCAGTCGCTCTCGACCTTCTGCCGGAGGAGTTCGTTGTCGATTGATGAGAAATCCACCTCCGGCAGGTCACTGGCCATCCTGGTCGGCGCGAGAGTAAACATCTGCCTCCCGGCGATGTCCGATTCGACTCGGGCGATCCGCCAAAGGCTACTGGTCTCCCCAAGTCCGGTGAGAAAGTATCCCGGACGTCCCCGCTGAATGTCCGGTCCCCATGGGTACAGGTTGAGGGAGACCGCCGCCAAGTACTCCTCTACTTCGATTTGCGGTCGGCCGTGGTGGCCATCGGTCCAGTTGACCTTCACTGTTGTGTTCCAGCTGAAAACAATGCCGGACCGATTCGGCTCTCCGTCCGGACACCGCAACGGCAGAAGCAAGAGTGGATACTTGCCTTCAAGTTCGCTCTTTGCCGCTCTGATCCCATCGTCAGTTCCAGCCTTCTCAACCGAGAGATAGCTGACGCGGAGAAGCGGGTACGTGAAGCTGGCGGCCTCTGGAATCCCGCCAATCGTTGGTACCAGCAACAGCGGGGCTCCTCGTCGTTCTGCGATCCAGATCCTCGTTGCCCATTCGATGTTACTCAGGAACACCACCTCCCATTCAGGCTACCGAGCTGATCGCAGTTCTGCGATCAACGCCGCGATCTCTTTCTGCTTTGCCTCAATGATGTCCAGCAGCTCGGCTGGCGTCCGTTTGTCTTCGTCCTCGGTGACGTGCGGGTTGACCGCCTTCAGGTCGTAGTTGCGCGCCTCGAGCTGGCTGCGAGTGACGGTCCAACTCCGCGGCGAGTCGCTCCGCTTCGGCAGCCGGGCGAAGAAGTCATCAAAGTGACTGATCGTCAGCGGCTTTTTTTTCGACGCCTTCACGTCCGAGAGGTCGTAGTACCAGATCTTCTCCGTCGGCTCTCCCTTGGTGAAAAACACGAGGTTGGTCTTGACACTGGCGCCGGCCGCCACGAACACGCCGGCGGGCAGACTGACGATGGACCAGACATTGCAGTCGTCGAGTAGCTTCTTTTTGGTCTGGAGGAACGCCGTTTCGCTCGTCCGGAACAACACGCCCTCGTCGAGCACGATGCCGCACCGGCCTCCGGGCTTCAGGCTGTCGATGACATGCTGGAGGAACAACACCTGCGTAGCGCCGGTCTTGTACGCGAACCGCGTCTGGGCCTCCTTGCCCTCTTTCCCACCGAACGGCGGGTTGGTCAGCACGACATCGTAGAGCGGCGGCGCGTCCTGGAAGAGTCCGCCGTAGATCTCCTGCCCCGTCAGCGTATTCCCGTGCCACAAGTTCGGCCGGTCGATGCCGTGGAGCACAAGGTTGGCGAGCGCAATCGGGTAGATCAGGTTCTCTTTTTCACGTCCGTAGAAGGTCCGCTCCCGGAGAGTCTCAAGCTGGTCGGCCGTCGCATCGCGGCCGAGATTGGCCTTCATGTACTCAAAGCTCTGCGCGAGGAACCCACCTGTGCCGCAGCCTGGGTCGTAAACCGTCTCGCCCACGCGCGGATTGACTGCTCGAACCATCGCCCGGATGACTTCGCGCGGTGTGAAGAACTGCCCGCCGTCGTTGCCCTTCTCGCCCATCTTCAAGAGGAGGCCCTCGTAGACCTGCGATAGGGTGAAAACGTGGGTCGGGTCCACCGTCTCGCTGCTGATCTCGTGAACCTTGTCCAGCACGTCGAGCAGGTTGCGTTCCGTATCGATCCGGACCCGTTCGACGCCGGACATGATCTCGCTGATGACCTTCTGTTTTATCGTGGCGCCTGGCTTATCTTTCAGGCCGCGCAAATACGGCAAGAGCTTGCCGTTAACGAACCCGAAGAACGCACCCAGCGACCCGTCCTGCAAGGCCTTCCTCTTCTTGCCATCGGGCGCTGCCCAATCCCGCCACCGGTAAGGCTTTTCAACCGATGCTCGAAATTCGGCTCCAACGGCTTCGGCTTCTTGAGCCTCCTGTTCCTCGCGCTCATCCAGGATGCGGAGGAAAAGGATCCAGGTCAGTTCCGGAACGTACTGCATCGCGCCGGCGCAGTTGGACCGCCGCATGATGTCACAGATGCTCTTAACAGCGGTGTTGACCGACTGCTGGGTCAGGAGCGCTTTGCCGTTGCCATTCTTTGCCTTCACGTCGATGGTTGGACCTCGTTTCCATTGCGCAGGATCGCCGCGACGAGACTCCGAATGCCTTCCACTTGCTGTTGAAGCTTGTTGACAACTTGAGACTGTTGTTCAAACGATTTCAAAAGTGTTTCGGCGATCCGTCTTTGCTGCGCCAGAGTCGGTAACATGAGCGGGAAGGCCCCGAGCACGCGTTGGTTGATGGTAGCGATGCCAGTGGTTTGCTTTGCGTGGCGCAAAAAATACGCCTTCCCGTAGGGTGAGCCGATCTGGAATGACGCAAAATCAGGGTCAGCAATGCTACGGTTAAGGCGGACTCGAAAGATGTGGTTCTGGTGAATGCAGCCACGCACCTGACCTCGCCAGACCGCACCGCGCCCAAGCTTGTCCCGATCACCACCCTCCGTGAGGAGGACATCACCGTCGCAAAGGGCTAGCCGTTCGTACTCGCGGTCGGACGCAGGTGTCTCCAGAATCTCAGCGGTGTCGATATAGCCATCCTTCACATTGGCCACCCGCAGGTAAGGACGCAGTGTCACGTTGTCCCCGTTTAGGTTCCGACCGAGGGTCACGCCCGCGACGATCTCTGCCACGTCGCGCAAGGGCCGGACGGGCCACTGAACACAGCTGGAAGGCTCAAAGAATGAGCGCAACCAGGAGGTGGGCAGAGCCTTGGCTGCGGCGAGAGCTTCAAGGGAGGTCGATTCAGCAGATGACGCCAGCGAGAGCTTTTGCGCGACGGATAGCTGCGTGTCCCAGTTCGGTGCTTCCACCGTTCCATTGGCCAACCGCTTAAACAGAAGGCGCTCGCGGACCGCACCTCGGGCCAGAGAACGAATCAAATCCTCTCCGTACTTCGAGCGCAGCCAGTAGTAGAACCATCGGTGGTGCAGCACGCCGGGGCGGGTGCGGAACACCACGTAGTCCGGGCTGGTGATCCCAGGCTCATCGCCGTCGTCCACCATCGCGATCGACCCAATCATGATACGCATCGGGTTGTAGAAGATCGTTCCCGGCTCGACCAGTTTGTACCGCTCAGGGGACTTGCCAACCGGTTCCTTGGCGAGAGCCAGGCCGGCGCGTGTGGCTCCGAGCACGCGATATTCCGACCACCTGGGCCCCACGCCGGACGAAACCTCAACCAGGGCCTCGCTGAGCGGGATGTTACGGACACTCATGCCGAGAACATCCTCCTCTTGGTTTCAGCGAGCACTTGGGCAGGTATGCCAGCGAGTTTGAGAGCGGCAAGGCCACCCGCTCCGCGCATCTCCGGGGTAGCGAAGATCTGCGGGTTCTCCAGGCCGTCCGTGCCTGCTTTGGCGAACTGGCTGGCCAGGGCGCGCACGGCGTCCGCAGCCTGCGGCGGCATCGCGCTGAGCCACGGGGCGTGTTTATAGCCAAACGCCGCCGCCCGCTCTGCCCGTGTCCGCGGCTGCATTCCGTAACCGAGTTCGGCCAGCACGTCGTACAAATCGAAATCCTGCATCTCCTCGAGGTCTCGCACAAGCAGAACGGACCGGCCGGCATCGGGCAATTGGCCGATCAACGTGCGCCTCTCCTGTGGCGCGACCCACTTCGCGCGGAAGTCGTCGAGAGTCGGCGCTTCCTCAACCAGTTTCGCGGCGAGCCGTTCCTTGTATTCTTCCACCGTCACGGGCGTGGCCTTCCCATCCACCGAGGTCAGGATCAGTTTGCCGGCGTCGGTCACGATCACATCGAAGCCCTGGACCATGATCGACGGCTCGGGTGGGGGCGGCGGTGGCGGCTCTGGTCCTTCACCCGGTTCCTTTGGCTTTCGAGGGGGTGTGATCTTCGTGATGAAACTCTGCCCGAACAGCCGAGTTGCGTCCGTATAGTCGTACACGCGGAACATGAGTTTGCCGGTTGCCGGGTCGAGCCGGGTGCCGCGGCCTACCATCTGGTAGAACGCGATCGGAGAGCGGACGTACTTGAAGAAAACGATGTTCCGGACTCGGGGCACATCGACGCCTGTGGTGAGAAGATCGACCGTGGTTGCGATGAAAAAGGATCGCGAGGCGCCTTTGAGGTCTGCCAGGTACTGAGCCCCGCCGACGCTGGCCGTGCACTTGAATGCGTAGGGCTCCAACCGCTGTTTGCCATTCGAGGCGCACCACTGCGCGTACAAGTTGTTCATGGCGATCGCCACGTCGTCTGCGTGCCGGTCGCGCACGCAGAAGATGATCGTTTTCTGCTCCGGGCCGCCCGTCTCCAGCAGATACCGGAACAGGTCCTCGCACATCGCGAGCACCCGATCCGGGAGCAAGAGCCTGTCCTCAAATTCCGTCTTTTCGTAGAGGTCCTGGAGTTGTTCGCGAGTGACGGGTTGGCCGGTATTCGCGTCCACCGGGCCACGGGCGAGAATGTCGTCGATCGTGATGCCCGTGTCGTCGAGGTTGACGCGGCCTTTCTGGATTTCACAGGCCGCCAGGTATCCGTCCTCGATGCCCTGAGCCATGTCGTATTCGTAGACAGGTTCGCCAAAATGCCGGATGTTGTCGGCGCTGATGGCGAGGTCGATGGCCGCCGCCGGACTCTCCTCCGGGATCTCCAGTTCACGCGGCGTAGCCGTGAGGCCAATTTGAACTGCGTCCGGGTTTCTGGTCAAGATCTGCGACCATTTGCCCCACGCGCTCCTGTGGCATTCATCAATGACGATGTGACTGAAGTAGTTGGGCGGGTAGAAGGTTGTCAAGAAGGTCGCCGTACCGTCCTCGTTCGAGACGTCGAGAGTCTGGTAGGTCGCCACATGGATGCGGGCATTGCGGGCGTTGTTCGTGCCGTCCTGCCGCCGGTACACTTCTGCGGCGTCGGAGCCGAAGACATTCTGCAGGGCGCCCAAGCCCTGCGCCCGCAGTTCGTCGCGGTCGCAGACAAACAGTGCTCGCTTCAACTGGCCGGCATCCGCGATCTTCTTCAGGAGGTTCACAGCGATGAACGTCTTGCCAGCGCCGGTTGCCAAGGCGAGCAAGGCACGCTTCTCGCCGCGGGCGAGTTTCTCCAGCGCCGCACGAATAGCGGCGTCCTGGTAGTAGCGTCGGGTTGCCTCACCGCCCATGTACCGGACCAAGAGCGGCTTTGCGCCTTCCGATGCCAGGCTGAACTGCATTGCCTGTTCGTAGCGGCAGCGCAGTTCGTCAGGCGTGGGAAGTTGACTCAGCGGACGGGGTGCGCTTGTAAGTCCGGTGAAGCGGTCGTACTCGACGAACAGGCGCCCGTTGGTGGCGATGACGAACGGGACGTTGAGGCGCTTGCAGGCGGCATAGAGTTTGCCTTGCTCCAATCCGTGCGTTGGCGGGAGATGCTCGGCCTTCGCCTCCAACACCGCGACAGCGACCAGTTGCGTGTCGATGTTGATCTTCACACGAAGGGTGTAATCGGTCCGGCCCTTGCCACGCCGGCGTGGTTTTCCGTCGATGATCTCGATGGTGCCGGCGGTCTCTTCGCGGCGGATATGCTCTTCCGTCCACCCGCGCTGGTGTAGTGCGGGGTCGATCAGTTTGGCCCGAGTATCTGCTTCGCTCAGTGGCACGGCAATTCCGCAAGTCGTCTGAATACATCAAGTTATCAGATGGCGAAAGCTCGACGCCATCGTATGCCTTGAGTGCCGTCAGCCGAAGTCCAGCAACCCCTGGCGCTGTCTGGGCGGGTAGAAGACGCCGATGACGACCCAGGAGTTGTAAGGGAACGTCGTTCCCATGAACAGCAGGGGATCGCGGTCCTTGGAGAACATCCAGTGCAGGTACTTCTCCTTCACGCTCTGCGCGGCAAGTTGTTCGCTGGCCTTCCGGCCGCGCTCTTTCAGGTAGAGGACGCCGAGTTCCCAATCCTCAATCATGGCGCGATGAGGGTTGTCGCTGTCTTCGCAGCGGAAGACATAGCTGAACTTGAAGGGAATCTTCGCCAGGTCCTTTGGGGCATCGCCGAAGAGCGTGAGCTGATTGAAAAGTGCTTGCCACTCGGGCTTCCATTCCGGATCGGCTGGCTCAATCTCCAGGTCGAGCATTTCCGCGGGCCGGACGATGCCGATTGAAATCCGCTCTGAGTCGTACAGCGCCTTCCATTGGTTGACCGTTCGGACCGGCATTTTTTCGATGATGTCCCGGCGCTCGCGCCAACCATTGTCGGTCGAAAGTGGCGGCCCAAGAATGCGGATGGAGTCCAGGTCGGGCCGGCGGCTCTCGGACCGATTGTCGTTCCCGGCGCCGCGATTGGCGAGGCCCACGTTGATCCACTGATACTTGTGGAACTGCTGATTCTGACTGCGGTAGCGGTAGTCTACCGGGTAGAGGCGGACCCACTTATGGTTGCGCGTGATCCCAGCGGTGCACACCAACTCCTGATACCCGCGGGAGGGATGCGGGTAGGTCATGACGGTGATCAGGACGTCAGTGGGCTGGTACTGGGTGGGCTTTGTCACTGTTCAGCTCCACGACAGGCAGGTTGGTCAATGCGGCGATGTGCTCGGCGAGCCGGGTGCGATGACAGCAGGCGGGGTCGGCCTCCATGCACATCAAGGCGCTCGGCTTCGATTTCACAAAAGCGACGGCTTGCGCCACAGCGGTTTGCTTGCTCTTGCCGAGTTCGGACGCGTACCAGTCGAACAACCTGGCGTAGGACTTCGGTTCGCTGAGGTTCTGCCTACGATCGGAGGGTACGCCCAAATCTGGAATGTGGATGTACTCGATCCCGAGGTCGGCCGAGACGCGGTCGAGGGTACTCTTGTGAAAACCGTAGCGGCGCGCAACCGGGTTGCATCGCACGTCGATCAGCCGCGCGATGCCGGCGCGCAGCAAGCGATCCATCAAGCCGTCGACCATCAGGCCCTCGTAGCCGACCTTGTACACGGCGATCGGCGCCTTGGGCAGTTTCACGGCTCGCTTGCTGAGGTCCTGGCTGTTCGCTGTGTACCAGGGATAGCGGCGGTAGACGTCCGCGACCAGGTCGCCCACCGGCATGCGGGCGTACTTGTCGAGGATGCGCTCGATTTCGGCGGCGAACCCGAACGCGAGATCGCGGGGCTGCTCTTTTCGAAAGCCGAGCAACCGAACGCCAGTGTTAGTAGTCTCGATCCAGCCCTCCTCCGCAAGCTGCGCCAGGTCGTAGTAAAGCGTGAAAGAGTACGGTCCGAACTTGTACGGCACGAACTCGTAGACCGCACTTCGGGGCGGATCTTCGGCTTCCTGGCTCAACAGGAAAGCAAGTTTGACGAGATGGAGCTTTGAAGCACTGCCATTGAGGCGGCCAAGGATCCTGACGATCGTGCTCTGTCGGGCGGTCATGCCGGGGCCCTGTTGTGACGCCGATGAGCGCACGTACTCCCGATAGTCAACGTGTCGAGCGCCATGATTATAGTCAAGCACATCAACGACTTCCGGACAAGGGCGTTTCAGACAAAATCGCGCAAGAATGTTTTGGCGCGGCAGGGGCTTGACGGAAGATAATCGCCCGGTGTACAGTGGTTAGTACACATGCAGCCTCTTGGATCGAGGGCCGGGTCATGAACCCAAAGAAATTCGGAGCCACCATCCGCGCGCTCCGCGAGCAGCGGCAAATCAGCTTGCGGAAGTTCGCCGACAAGGTCGGCATCAGCCCCACGTACCTCTCCAAGGTCGAGCGGGATGAGTTCCCGCCGCCGGGAGAGGAGACCATCAAGCAGATCGCCGAGGCGCTCGGCCAGGATCCGGATGAATTGCTTGCGCTGGCCGGGAAGGTCTCCTCCGACCTGCCGGCCATCATTCAGCAGCGGCCGCGGGAGATGGCCAGCTTCCTCCGTACCGCAGGCGAGTTGACTCCCGAAGAACTGGCCAGGCTGACCAAGTACGTCGAGAGGATGAAGCGTCCGGGCTAACGCGGCCTTTCGCGCCGTCCGGCAAACGATGATGAAGATGAGGATGAACCCGAATGGAAGTGAAAGTTCCCCGGATCTCCGAGCGGACCATTGAGGCGGAAGCGGCCGCCCTGCTGGATCGCTACTCCAAAGAGCACGAGCCGATTCTCAAGCCGCCGGTCCCGGTGGATGAGTTGCCTGAGATGGTTCTTCAGGTCCGGCTGGAATTCGACGATCTGCGGAAGCTCGTGGGACGCGGCGACGCGATCGGCGCGACGTGGTTCGAGACGCGGGAGATTTACATCGACCAGAGCCTTGATCCCAAGGATCACCCTCGAAAGCAAGGCCGTTACCGCTTCACCGTGGGTCATGAGATCGGCCATTGGGTCCTGCATCGCCGGTTCGTTCCCGACCGGGCGTCGCAGATGGCGCTCTTCGAGGGCCGGGCGCCCGAGCCGTCGATCCTGTGCCGGGAGGCAAACAAGCGCGAGCCCGCCGAGTGGCAGGCGGACCGGTTCTCCTCCTTTCTGTTGATGCCTCGGGATCTGGTTCTGAAAGCCTGGCGCGAGAGCCGCGGGGCGGCGCCGTGGGTGTTCGACATGCCGAAGTATCGGACCGCCGTGGCGAACGGGTTCACGGACTCTTTCGACGTGGTCGCCAAGGACATGATGAACCACGTCGCCTCCGATTTCGCCCCTCAGTTTGGTGTTTCGACCGAGGCTATGCGGATTCGCCTGGAGAACCTGGGATTGCTGAAGAAGGTGCAGGGGCGGCAACTTCTGGATCTGGAGGCGGCCGGATAGGCCTTTCTGTGGCACAAGGGTTTAGCATGAAGCGCACACTGGACACGCCGGATCATCCCACGGCTTTGCGGACCGCGGGCGCTGGAGCGTTCGAGACCTCCGACTTCTACCTGGCCTGCTACCTGCGGTGCATCGGCTACGCCCTCGACGACGTGCGGCGGGACGGGCGGCGGGTGGTCTTTGTGTTCGGAGACAAGCCGGCCCGGAAGACGGACCTGATGGCGTTTTTCGGCAACAAGGCGGAAGTGAACCCGCTGCAATTTGTCGCGGCGATTAAGGATTTGAAAACACTGATCCACAACTCATAGGGGATGTCGAATGGACAAGAAGTCGAATCCGGAGACCAGCGCTTTGGCCAGGGCCATGGCGAAGATTGAAGCCGAAGTCCGCGAGGGCGTCAGCCACGGCCACTTCGACCTGGCCATCTCGTGCAAGATCGCCAACAGCGGCAAGCGCGAGCTGCTCGTCAAGGCCGGCAAGAATCACCGGTTTCTCATCCCCGAGAGCGAATTACCGCAGTCCGCATAGTTTTGTGAGGACCTCCGCAAACGGGGGCCTCGAACCACCTACTCGTTAGATCGCTCACCATCGGCGCTCATGCCGAGGTGGAGGGTCGAAGCGGATGACGCGAGGGCGTTGTCCGGCAGGATCTCCACTTTTCGGATGAGCGAGCCCAGGCAAGAGTTCCTCGAACAGACCCGAAGCTTCTGGCAGAAGCGGACGGACCGGCCACTGTCTCTTGAAGACGCCCGGCAGATCGCCGCGAACGCGGCCGGCGTGTTCCAGGTGCTGGCGCAGTGGGCGGAGGCCGAGGACCGCCGTCATCCGAATCCCCCTCAGGAGGCGGCGGGCCGATGACGTCCAATCTCGTTCTTCGTGAAGTCCCATGCGACTCGATCCGCGTCGTGGGGCGGCACCGCCGCGACCTGGGCGAACTGGAGGTGCTCGCAGCCAGCATAGCGACCGTGGGACTGCTCCACCCGCCGGTGATTACCAAGGACGGCGTGCTGATCTGCGGAGAGCGGCGCCTCGTGGCGACGCGCGACATCCTCGGCTGGAAGACGATTCCGGTGATTGTGCTCGAGGTGTCGAGCATTGTCGAAGGGGAGTACGCGGAGAACGAGATCCGCAAGGATTTCACGCCGTCCGAGCGCGTGGCCATCGGCAAGGCGATTGAAGCGGAGATCGGCAAGCGCCAGGGGCAGCGTACGGATAAGGAACTTCCGCCAGATCTGGCGGAAGTTACGCCGGGCGTGGAGACGCGCGAGGTCGCAGCGAAGAAGGCCGGGTTTGGCGGCCACTCCACTTATGAGCAGGCCAAGAAGGTCGTCGAGAAGGCCGTTGACGAAGTGGTCGCGCAGATGGACGCCGGCGGCCTGTCGATCAGCGCGGCCGCGGTGATCGCCGACCAGCCGCCAGAGGCGCAGCGCGAGATCGTGCAGATGCCCGCTGCCGTGCGCCGCCAGATCGTGCGCCAACTGCGCGAGGCCACCGAACTCCCTTCCACCGCCGAAGCGCGGCGCATTGCTCGCGAGACGGGCATGCTCGTGGCGGACCGAACCGGAAGGTACCGCTCGGGCCTCTCGGACGAGGAACGCAAGGCGCTCAAGGAAGATCTTGACTCGATCTGGGCGGTGACGCGCGCCGTCATGGCTCTGGCCGAGACGCCGCTCGATCCGGTCGACCTGGCATCGCGGCTTGAATACTGGCACTGCCCGGGCATCCGGGCCAAATCGCCGGTCGCTCTCGACTGGCTCCACCGCTTTGAGGAGGCAATCCGTGACAAGACCCAGATTTCATGACTCGGAACTGTCGCGCCGGATCGACGAGGTGATCCTGGCGCACCTGGAGACCCGCGAGCCCACCGCTGAGGAAGTCAGCGCGGAGGTGCTGGAGCGCTACGGTGACCTGGTCGAAGAGTACGGCCGCGAACTGGCCGTGGCGCAGGTGCGGTCCATCGTCAGCGACCGCATGAAGAAGACGCTGGCGACGCGGAAGGGGCGCGCGCTGCAACTGCGGCTCGACATGCGCTTCGGAGGTCTGGAGCCGGAGTCGGCCCTCACGTTCCGCGATGACCGTGGAGCCATCCGCTACGTGGCCACGGCGCGGGCGACCCAGGAACATCACCGGCGCTACATGGCGCTGCTCAAGGAGCAGATTGAAGCCGACACGGCGCGGCTGAAGGTGGCCGAGTGGTTCTACGCCTGGCTCGAACCGGTCTTTGCCGAGCATCCGGGCATCACCACGGCCGAGGCGATCGCATTGCTCGCCCCCGAAGGTCAGGCGGCGTGAAGGGCCCCATGACAACAACGATGCCGGTTCTGCACCACACCACGCCGTGGCGGCACCAGCGCGAAGCCGTTGCCTTTGTCCGCGATCTGTATCGACGCGGCAGGCGAGGCGCCATGATCGCCGCAGTCATGGGCACGGGCAAATCGGCGATGACCGTGTACATCTGCGTCGAGGAGGGGTTTCAACTGATCCTCATCCTCTGTCCGCTGCGGGTGGTGCAGGTATGGCGGCCGCAGTTCGAGATGCACTCGAACCTTCCGTTTCTGGTTGTGCCACTCGATGATTCCTTCGCCAGCGTGCGCGCCAAGCGGGCCGAGGCCGAGCGGCAGATTGCCCTGGCTAAGGCGCGGGGCGTGCCAGCAGTGGTTGTCATCAACTACGACAGCGCTTGGCGATCGCCGTTTGCGGAGTGGGCCCTCAAGCAGAAGTGGGATTTGGTCGTCGCCGACGAGATCCATCGCTGCAAGGCGCCCGGCGGCAAGGCCAGCCGGTTTCTAGCGCGGCTCGGCCAGGCGGCGAGGTTCCGTCTAGGCCTGTCGGGCACGCCGATGCCGCACTCGCCGCTCGACGTCTACGCCTACTTCCGCTTCATCGACCCGTCCATCTTCGGCTGGAGCTTTCACAAGTTCCGGCAGCATTACGCCGTCCTGGGCGGATACCAGAATCATCAGGTTGTCGGCTACCGGAATCTTGATGAGCTGAACCAGAAGTTCTACTCCGTGACCTTCGCCTGCGGCAAGGACGTCTTGGATTTGCCGGAGGAACTGGAGGTCACCTACCGCTGCGAACTCGGCGCGGAGGCGCGCCGGATCTACCTCGCGCTGAAGAAGGATTTGATCGCTGACGTTGGCTCCGGCGCCGTCACTGCGGCAAACGCGCTGGTTCGTTTGCTGCGATTCGCGCAACTGACAGGCGGCTTCATCCCCACCGACGACGGCGAGCAGATACAGATCGACACCGCAAAAATGGAGCTACTGCGCGACGTTCTGGAGGATCTCGATCCCACTGAACCTATTGTCGTCTTCGCCCGGTTCCGCAACGACCTCGACGTCGTGCACCGTGTCGCAGCGGACCTGGGCCGCGGCTCGTTAGAGATTTCGGGCCGCCGTGATGAGCTGCGCGATTGGCAATCCGGCGCCGCGCCCATTCTGGCGGCGCAGATTCAGGCCGGCGGCGTCGGCGTCGATCTGACGCGCAGCCGTTACGCGATCTATTTCAGCATCGGCTTCAGCTTGGGCGACTTTCTTCAGAGCAAGGCCCGGCTTCACCGGCCCGGCCAGCGCAGGACAACGGAATTCATCTTTCTAGCCGCCGCGAACACGGTGGACGAACAGATTCTGCGGGCGCTCGCCGCGCGTCAGGACCTGGTCGAATCCGTGTTGGCGCAAACCATCGGAACCGCTGGCAACGGTCCGGTTCGCAGTCGACCGCAGAGGAATGGATAGCCGCGGATTAGATCGGAATGGAGTGGCTCGCAATGGAATTCAACACCGTGGATTCGAAAGGAACGAAATGTACAAACAACTTGAGGTAACGATTCGGGGCATCACCCCGTGCATGATGCACAACGGCCGGACGGCCTCGCCGCTGGACCCCATCGTCAAAGAAATGAAGAGGGTCCACAGCAAGAAGACCAAGACGGATGCGGATCACGAGCTGCTCGCCTATCTGGAATGGCTGGGCGCGCTCTACACTACCGCGCCGGGCGTCTTTCAGGTGGCCGGGAACGCCGTTCTCGTGGAGGGCTTCGGAGTCCCGTGTTGGCCCGGGGAATGCATCGAGGCCATGCTGGTGTCGGCCGCCAAGAAGAACAAGCTCGGCCAGCAGTTCAAAGCGGGCCTGATCTGCGACGGCAACTGGCCGCTGCTCTATGACGGTCCCAGGGACATCGGCGCGCTGATGCGCGATCCCGCCTTCCGCGACAGCCGGATGGTGGTTGTTTCGCGCGCTCGCGTGACGCGGACGCGCCCCATCTTCCACCAGTGGAGGCTCGGCTTCACACTGCACTTTCTCCCCGACCTGCTCAATGAGTCCCAAGTCCGCGACGCCGTTGTGGCAGCCGGGCGGCTGGTCGGTCTGGGCGAGTACCGCCCGAAGTTCGGGCGGTTCGAGATGGAGTAAGCGCGATCGGCCGGCAACGCAAAGGCGCGGACTGGAAGGGAGAGGATGCGAGTGCATTGGATAGGAACGGCGCGCAAAACACGATGACCGGCGGACGGATTCGGAAAGGAACACATGGCGAGATATCCCATTGACTTCGACATCTTGCAGAAGGGCCAGTTGTTGACCGCGGAGTTTCTGGAAAACGCCTGCGGCCACCAGCGCGGCACGACGAAGTACGAGTTCTTCTGCATGACCCTGGCGCAGATGATCTTTGCGGAGACCGGCTTCACGGCGAAACGGTCGGGGGACGACTTGCGCATCCTCACAGATTCGGAGGCCGCGCAATACAACGCCCGGCGCGTAGAACAGCATGTGCGAGGAGTGTTCCAGCGCTTCGAAATGCTGGCCTCGGTTGACATGGCCGCCCTCGGCGCGGACGAGAGGCGGGAGTACGAGCGCCAGCTTCTTAACAAAGGCCGCTACGTGCAGGCGCTGGTGACCGTCAAGCGGCGGCATCAGCTGGAGGGCCACGCCAGAACGGTCCCCGGTCTGCCTGGCGTCCAAGCAGGCAAAACGCAAGACAAGGAAGGACAGCAATGAACTCCGAACAACTGAAACGCTTCGTCGCTCTGGAAGAGCGGCGCAAGGAACTGGAAGGCGAGATCGACAGAATCAAGGCCGAGGCCGCGGCACTGGAGTCGGTCCTTATGCCGCAGTTTGAGCAGGAGGGCGTCGAGCGGATTTCAATCGACGGCCGTACGGTCTTCATCGAACGGCGCTTGTGGGCGTCCGCCAGAAACGGCGATAAGCAGGCCCTCTGCAAGGCGCTCAAACGTGCCCGCCTCTCGGAATTCGTACAGGAAACATTCAACTCGCAGAGCCTTTCGGCCCTGGTCCGTGAATGGGACCGCGACGGCAGGCCCATGCCACCGAGTCTGCGGGAGGTGTTGGAAGTAAGTGAGGTTTTCAAACTCAGAACAAGGAGAAGCTGACCATGGCAAGCAAGGAAGTCATCAAGAAAAACCAGGAAGCGGCGATCAGCCCGTTCGTCGTATTCCAGACGCCGGTCGCGGAGATCCGCGACGCGGTGGCGGCCAACCTCGGAGACAGCGGCATGAGCGCCACCGACTTCGAGCGCATCAAGATTCCGGCGGGAGGCGGTACGGCCTGGACGCTGCAAACGCTCGACGGCGAGGAGATGGTGAAGGAACTCGCGGGCATCATCGTCGCCTGGCGTGACACGCGCGCCTACTGGAGCGTGCCGCTCGAGCAGTCGGACGGGAACATGCCTCCGGACTGCTACTCGCTCGACGCGCGCACCGGTACCGGCAAGCCGGGTGGCGACTGTCACAAGTGCCCCTTTGCCCAGTTCGGCAGCGACCCGAAGGGCGAGGGCCAGGCCTGCAAGCTGGTGCGCCAGTTGTTCTTCGTGCGAGAGGAGAACCTGCTGCCCGAGATCGTGAGCCTGCCCGCGAGCTCGGTCAAGCCGGCGCGGCAGTACTTCATGCGCCTCGCGTCGAAGGCCGTGCCCTGCTACGGCCTGATCACGAAGATCGGCCTCGAGAAGACGAAGAACGCGCAGGGCATCGTGTACTCGCGGGCGACATTCACCTCCAGCGGCCGGCTCTCGCCCGAACAGGCCGCGCGCATCAAGGAGTACGCCGCGATGCTCAAGCCGTTCCTCGAGTCGGCGCCCTCGGCTCCCACGGCGAAAGATGTCCAGCACGGTGAAGGCGAAATCATCTGACACGGCCGGCGCGGGGAGGAAGCATGGAGGTCGGCGAACTGGCCATCCGGCAATTTATCGAGCGGGTTCACGGCCCCGAGCCACAAGGGTGGCTCGTGGTGTGGACCCGCCAGGACAAGGCATCGAGGGCGTTTCGTCTCGCGCAAGAGGGCGCCCTCGATGCCGCAGTCGCCTATTGCGCGGATCGTGCCTCGCGGCAGGACGTCTACGCCGCCGTCGGATTGCAGCGGGAGGCGCCGGAACATGGCAGCCGCGGCAAGGAAGCTGGTGTCGTGTCGGTACCCGGCGTGTGGGCCGACATCGACATCGGCGGCGCGGCGCACAAGGCGAAGGAGCTTCCCGGCAGCGAGGAAGAAGCGCTGTCTCTGGTAGATGCCGTCGGACTCCCGCCGTCGGTCATCGTGCGCAGCGGCTTCGGGCTCCAAGTGTACTGGCTCTTCCGGGAGCCGTTCGTCATCGAGACGGAGGCCGAACGGCGAGAACTGAAATCACTCTCGCGGCGTTTCCAGCAGATGCTTCGCTTGCAGGCGCGTGCGCGGGGCTGGACCATCGACCCGACCGCCGATCTCTGCCGCGTTTTGCGCGTGCCGGGAACCTTCAACCGCAAGATCCCCGGCGACGTGCGCCCGGTGACCGCCGAGTACTTCGACCGGGCCTACTGCGTGGACGACATCGCCGAGGTCCTTTGCGGGCTCGATGATCCCGGCGAGCCCGCGCCCAGCCAGCCGCCACCGGACCTGCCGCCGGCCAAACTACCGCCCATCCTCGACGGTTGCGCCTGGATGCGCCACTGCCGGGACGACGCGGCGACGCTTCCGGAACCCGAGTGGTACCGGATGCTGACGGTCGTCGCCCGGTGCGAAGATGCCGAGCGCTGGGCGCACGAGCTGAGCCAGCCGCACCCGAAGTATTCGCGGCGCGAGACTCAGCGGAAGCTGAAGCAGGCATCCAGCGAGCAGGTGGCTCCCGTCACCTGCGCCTACGTCGAATCCGACCTCGGCGGCGCACGGTTTTGCGATGCTTGCCTGTTCCGCGGCAACGTGAACTCGCCCATCGCGATCGGACGGCTGGAGGTGGACGGCGAAGCCGGCGAGTCCGGGCCGCCCGACGATGGGGAACCAGAGGACGGAGACGAATCCGATCCGCCGCCCCCGGCGGTCACGGCCGCCGCCTCCCAGATTGAGCACTACACGGATCTCGGCAACGCCAAACGCTTCGCCGCCCGGTACCGCGACCGGCTCCTGTACTGCGAGAAGTGGACCCGCTGGTTCGATTGGGACAACATGCGCTGGCGCGACGACGAGACGCTCGAGGTCTACCGCCTGGCCGGACTACTGATCCGGAGCCTGTACCCGCTTGCCAAGCGAATCCGCGACGACGAAGAGCGGCAGGCCTTCCTGAAACACTTGGCGCGGTCCGAATCCTTCCGGGCGCAGACCGCCATGATCAACCTTGCCAAGGCCGACCCAGCCTTCGCGGTCCGGCCCGGCGACCTGGACCGTGACCCGTGGCTGCTGACCATCGAGAACGGCACGCTCGATCTGCGCACCGGCACGCTGCGCCCGCACGATCAGCGGGACCGCATCACCAAGCTGGCGCCGGTCCGCTTCGATCCCACGGCATCCTGCCCCAACTGGCTTGAGTTCCTGCACATGGTCATGGGCGGCAATCAGCGGCTGGTCTCGTTTCTCCAGCGCGCCTTCGGCTGCTGCCTCACGGGGATCACCTCGGACAAAGCCATGTTCATCCTCTACGGGGCGAGCGGCGACAACGGCAAGTCGACCATGGTCGACGTCATCCAACTGCTGCTCGGCGACTACGCCGTGCGCACGCCCACCGAAACCTTCCTGCGCAAAAAGGACGGAGCGATTCCGAACGATGTCGCCAAACTCAAAGGCGCCCGCTTCGTGTGGGCCTCCGAAAATGAGCGCGGCTCGCGGCTGTCGGAGTCGCTGATCAAGGAGATGACCGGGGGCGACAAGCTCTCGGCGCGATTCATGCGGGGCGAGTTCTTCGAGTTCTACCCGGAGTTCAAGCCGTGGCTGGCCACCAATCACAAGCCGCAGGTGCGCGGCGACCGCGCGCTGTGGAACCGTCTAAAGCTGATCCCCTTCCACGTAACGATCCCCAAGGAGCGCCAGAAGCCGCGCCACGAGGTGATGGCGATGTTCCGGCGGGAGATTTCGGGGATCTTGAACTGGGCGCTGGAGGGGTGCCTCGAATGGCAGCGCAACGGCCTGGGCGTCCCGGAGGAGGTGTTGGCAGCCACGCGCGAGTACGAGGCCGAACAGGATACCTTCGCGATGTTCCTCGAAGAGAAATGCGTGCGGGCGCCCAACGCGCGCGTGCTGTCGCTGGCACTGTACCGCGAGTACAAGTCCTGGGCCGAGCAGTACGGCGAGTCGCCCGTCAGCCACAAGATGTTCGCCTCGTTCATGAGCGAACGGGGGTTCGAGAAGACCAAAACCATGAAAGGCGCGCTGTACTCCGGCGTGGGTTTGCGTACCGAGGACCACTACGACACACCGCGCAGTTCATCGCCGCCACGGCAAACTCACCTGGTCCACGAGGAAGAAGGGGAGGAAGTGTGATGACGGATCCGTCATGTCTTGACCAAGCAAGTGCTTTATTTTCAACAGACCATTTTGGATATGACGGGTTATGACGGATAGACCCTATTATCCGCCTATACGCAAAGAAGAACCCATGCCCTTATACACGTATAGAGCTTATATAGGAAAACCCGTCATAACCCGTCATATCTGTCATTGTTCGCCGCATCTTATTGCGAAAAAGACAGTTATGACCATGACGGATTCAGCGCAATCCGTCATAGGGGGCGGTCGTGGACGTTGAAGCCGTTCTGGACCGCCTGATGGAGGCCGGGGTCTCGGTCTGGCTGGACGACGAGGGCAAACTGCGGATCGACAAGGGCGCGCCGGAGGAGATCAAGCAGCTCGTGCGCGAGCACAAGCAGGAGGTGATCGACGTGCGCCGGGCGCAGGACTTCATGAACCGCGCCGGCATCCGGATCATTCGCCTGCCGCTGGGCCATCTTGCCCTGGCCTATCCGCCGCGCACCGACATGGGCGAGCTTCGATGGGCGGCGCGCATTCTTCACATGGAGTCTATGCCGCTGGTCATCAACGACGAGGGGCTCGAGTGGATCAGCCCCGAAGAGTGGCGGCGCCGACAAGTCGCTAGGATCTGCGAAGAGTACCGGCGCGAGCGGCTGAGGAAAACGGCGACGGATGCCGCCGAGCAGCCCATGCCTCGGAGGCGGCGGGCATGACGACCGAACGTGCGATCGTCAAGGCGATCCTGGCCTACCTGAACGGTCTCCCTGGGTGCCTGGCGCGCAAGCGTTGGGGCCGTGGCATGGGCGTGGCGGGCGACCCTGACATCGACGCCTGCATCCGCGGCCGCAGCGTGCAACTCGAGGTGAAGCGCCCGGGCGAGAAACCGACTGCGCTGCAGGCGAAGCGGCTGGAGGAGTGGCGAAAGGCGGGCGCGCTCGCTGCCGTGGTCAGCAGCGTGGAGGAAGTGAAGTCGCTCTTGGCGGAGGTGGACCTGCGATGACAGCGCTCGAGTTCGTATTCCGGTCGACCGAGGTGGCCAGGATCGCGGAAGTGAGCCTTCGGCAACTCCAGATCTGGGAAGAGAAGAGGGTCGCGGTCGCCTCGCGGCGTGGCCGGGTCCGGATCTACGATGCGACCCAAGCGCTGTTCGTCGTCGTCTGCGCGGAACTGCGCCGCCGCGGGCTGTCGTTCCAGCGGCTGCAACGGGTGGCTGCCGAGATGCGGCGGATCCTGGTCGACCACCGCGTCGTGGAGATGGCCGGTCATCGCCAGGTTTTCCTGCTCACGGACGGGCGCCGCGTCCAGTTCGCCGACTCTCCAAACAAAACCTGCGAACTTGTTTCAAACCTTTTCCGGCCATTCATCTGTGTGAACGTCTCCGATTGCCTGCAACGGATTCAGAATGCAGCGCTTACGGAAAACCTTCGCGAGTCTTGTTCGACCACGCGCTCTGCCGCAAAATAGAAGCAAGCCTGGCGCCGGGACTCGCTGAACCGCCGCAGGCTCGATGGAGCGCCGGCCGCACAACGCAGCGGCGCGTTCCGATCTCCCTTGCGGGCATACCCGCAATCCCACCTGGGCATCACACCAGAACTGTGCGCAAAACCATCCGCATCGAGAACCCGGTCGCCGGGTGTGGATTCACGTCGAAGAACCGCGCCAAGCGCTTTGTGGGACAGGGACGCGCCGAGTGGGTGGAGCCGGGCGTCTCGATTCGATTCATCCAGTCGGACCACCGGCACGCCTCCGCGCGGAAGTCGGCGGACACGACCCGCTACTGGTATGAGCGCGCGGCGCACACGGGCCTCGCGCAGCTTTCGGAGTTGGCTAATCTGCCGATGATCAAGCCGCACGTGTTGCTGGGGATGGGTCGGCGCAAAGGAGCAAGCCGCCATACCTTCCTGGCGACGCAGGGAGTCTGAGATGCCCCCGTCTTGCGGAGTGGTAACGCATCTTCGGAAATTCCGAAGATGCTAGGCAATCGTGGGTCCTTCCGGGGCGGCTCGGCCGCGGGTGGATCGGTGGCACGATTTCGCTTGCGTCACGGCTGAAAAAAGGTGGTCGGTTGTCGGTTGTCACCCGGCGTTATGAAGCCCATCCAGAACCATGGCTGATTCTCCGTCCCTCCAGCCGCGATCGTTTGGGAAGATCGCGGTCTCCACGCCAGGAACACCCGTCCGGGTGACCTCCGACACCTCGATCCGGGCTCACCGGATCCGGTTCGCCGTCGCCATCGGCGAGACGGGCCGGGTGTTCCTCGGTGTGGCGGGGATGAACAAGGCGACCGGCGCCGGCGTGGTGAAAGAGTTCTGGCCCACGGGCGCGGGCGGCGGCGTGGCCGATGAGTTGGTTCTCGAATCCGCCTCGGGCGACCTGCGGCCGTCGGACTACTTCGTCGACGCCAACACAGCCGGCGAGGGGTTGATCGTCGCCTACTGGGTCTGGGTTCCGAGCTATGGCAGTTGATCGCGTGACGCCGGCGATGGCGAAGCGCATCGAGCTGTGGCGGGTGGACCGATTGGCGCCTTACCAGCGGAACCCGCGGACGCATTCCGAGGAGCAAGTGACGCAGATCGCGGCCTCGATTGCGGAGTTCGGCTTCTGCAATCCGATCTTGGTGGACTCGCGCGATGGCATCGTGGCCGGGCACGGGCGGCTGCTGGCGGCAAAGAAACTCGGGCTCGCCGAAGTGCCGGTGATCGTGCTGGATCATTTGGGCGAGACCCAACGGCGAGCCTACTTGCTGGCTGACAACCGGTTGTCGGAGCTGGCCGGCTGGGATCACGAGTTGCTGGCGCTCGAACTGAAGGAGATTGCGGACGCCGGGTTCGACCCGACGCTCGCCGGATTCGACTCGAAGGAGGTTGACGACTTCCTGGCGTCGCTCGAACGGGACGCTGAGCTCGAAGCCGAACAGGTCGGCGACGCCATTCCGGAGTTGCCTGCGGAGGCGGTAACGACGCCTGGAGACCTCTGGCTGATTGGTCCCCATCGCCTTATCTGCGGGGACTGCCGCGATCGCAGCGTCATCGCGCGGCTGTTTGAGGACCAGAAAGCGAACGTCGTCATTACGTCGCCACCCTACGCCACGCAGCGGCAGTACGATCCGTCGAGCGGGTTCGCGCCGGTCGCGCCGGAGAAATACGTCGCCTGGTTCAGGGACGTGGCGGGGGCGGTCGAATCGGTGCTCGCGCCCGACGGCTCCTACTTCCTCAACATCAAGGCTCACGCCGAGGAGGGCGAACGGCACACCTACGTGATGGACCTGGTGCTTGCGCACAAGCGGCAGTGGGGCTGGCGGTTCGTCGATGAGTTCTGCTGGCGCAAGACCGACGACGGCGTTCCCGGCGGCTGGTCGAACCGCTTCAAGAACGCCTGGGAGCCGATCTACCACTTCTCACGCGAGCGCAAGATCAAGTTCCGGCCGCGCGAAGTGGGTCACTGGTCGGACGACTGTTTCGACTACTCACCCGATAACCCGAAATCGACTTCGGGCAGCGGGCTGCTGGGCACGGGGCCGCGCGGCGCGGCGGCCGACAAGGGCAAGAACCATGCGGCCTGGCAGACGACGCGCCGCAACGCCAACGACCTCGAAGGCCGGCATGGCGGGCTGGCGCGCCCGTCGAATGTGATCGAGGCCAAGACCGAGTCCTCGCAAGGGAACCACTCGGCGCCGTTTCCCCGCGCGATTCCGGAGTTTTTCATCAAAGCATTCTCGGACGCCGGCGACGTGATCTTCGACCCGTTCGCGGGCAGCGGCACGACGCTGGTCGCCGCCGGGCTGCTTGAACGAGCGGGCTTCGGCATCGAGATCAGCCCGGCCTACTGCGATGTGATCCTGCGCCGACTGCAGGAGACCTTGAAGCTCACGCCCGTGCATGCGCTGACGGGCGAACCATTTCAACCCAACACGTGAAGGAGTGAATCACCATGCCTGAAGTTGCCACGCCGAACCAGGCCGAACGCGAGTTCGAGACCGGCACGGACGAATCGTTCAAGAACACGAGCGCCACGGCCGGAGCCGCGCACAGCGAGAACCAGCGCGTGACGTTCGCCAACATCAAGCGGACCTACGACGTCTACCAGGACCTGGACATCCAGGCCGCACGGCAGGCTCTCACCGAGCAGACGCGGCTCAACCAGATCGCCTCGCAGGCGCTCCAGAACGCCGTTGAGACCGCAAATCTGGTCTCGAAGCAGGCCGTGCGTCACGGCGACATCGCCATCGACGGCCAATGGAACCCTGTGCAGCAGGGCGCGGGCGACACGCTGACCGCTCGGGCGGTCTCGATCGACGACGTCTCGCTCAAGGCCATCGGGGCGGTGGTCGCCGCCGCCGTGGCCGACGCGCTGGCCAGCCGCAAGTAGTCTTTCTCCTGAAGGGCGCATGAAGGGGCGGTTCCGCACTCCTCCGCGGGGCCGCCCTGCTTTTTGGGGAAGTGATGATTCGCGAACTGCGGCTGTGGTGGCGGCTGCGGCCGCTCGTCAACCGATTCCAGGAGCTCACGAAGATGAAGATCTCGTTGAACGTCGCGATTCAGATGCTGGCGCTGGCGGCGCAAGGCTTGAACGCCTCGATCGACCTGCTGCCCGGGCGCGGCAAGTTCTGGGCCATGGTCGGGCTGTCCGCCGTGCAGGGTCTCACGGCCGTACTCGCCCACTTTGCCAACCCTGATGGCACGCCGGCCGAGGCGCCTTACATCAAGAAGTGAAGCCCGACCTCCAAGTCGAACGCTGGCCCCTCGAGCGGCTGATTCCCTGCGCGAGGAATCCGCGCACGCACACCGAGGAGCAGGTGGCGCAGATCGCAGCCTCGATCGCCGAGTTCGGGTTCGTCAACCCCGTGCTGGTCGGCGCCGACGGCGTCATCATCGCGGGCCACGCCCGTGTCATGGCCGCCCGGAAGCTCGGGATGGCCGAGGCGCCGGTGATCGTGCTGGACCACTTGAGCGAGGCGCAGCGGCGCGCGCTGGTGATTGCCGACAACAGGCTTGCCCAGAACGCGGGGTGGGATGAGGAAATGCTGCGCGTCGAGTTGGAGGCGCTTCGCGAAGACGACTTTAACCTCGACCTGCTGGGCTTCGAGGACGCAGAGATCGAAGCGCTGCTCGCTGAGTCCCAACGCGAGTCTTCGGGACTAACGGACGAAGACGCCGTCCCGGAGGCGCAGGAAACCGCAGTCACCGTGCCGGGCGACGTGTGGGTGCTTGGCGACCATCGCTTAGTGTGCGGCGACTCGACGCAGGTGGCGACGGTCGAGAAAGTGCTGGCCGGCGGGCTGGCGGACATGACCTGGACAGACCCTCCCTATGGGGTCAACTACGGCGCGACGATGAAGGACAAGCTTCGAAAGAAGCATCGCCGGATCGCCAACGACAACCTCGGCCCCGCGTTCGAACCCTTCCTTCGCGACGCCTCCGCGAACATCCTGGCCGTCACGAAGGGGGCCGTCTACATCTGCATGTCGTCCTCCGAGCTGCACACGCTGCACAAGGCCTTCACCGCGGCGGGCGGCCACTGGTCGACGTTCCTCATCTGGGCCAAGAACACATTCACGATGGGCAGGTCCGACTACCAGCGGCAGTACGAGCCGATTCTCTACGGCTGGAAGGAAGGAATGGATCATTACTGGTGCGGGGCCCGCGACCAGGGCGATGTCTGGTTCGTCAAGAAGCCCGTTGCGAACGACCTGCACCCGACCATGAAGCCCGTCGAGTTGGTCGAGCGGGCGATTCGCAACTCGAGCAAGAGCCGCGACACGGTACTCGATCCGTTCGCCGGGTCGGGCTCGACGCTGATCGCTTGCGAGAAGACCCGCCGCCAGGCGCGGCTGATCGAACTGGAGCCCAGGTACTGTGATGTCATCATCCGCCGCTTTGAAGAGTTCTCCGGCAAGCGCGCCGTGCTCGAATCCGACGGACGAGGGTTCGCAGAGATCGCCCTGGAACGAGGAGCGGTGGCGGCGTGATGTTGCACGATGCGAACGCGAACTCGCCGAAGCAGAGGCACTGCTGCGCGCCGGCCATCCGGACGTCGCGGGCCTATGCCTCGCGCTTCACGACTGGGCGCAGGAGTTGCGGATCCTGCAGAGGGAGCGTGAGCAATGGATGAACGGATCCTGGCGGCCATCGTGCCAGCCATCGGGCTGGTCTCGGGGTTGATCGCCACCTACGTGAGCCTCCAGAATCGGGCGCTACTCGCCGAGGTCCGCAAGGAACTGGCCGAGCTCGAGAGCCGGATTATTTTGCGCCTCAACGGTCTGTACATCCGGCGGGCCGAATGCGAGTTGCACAATGCGCTGCTGGAAGAACGGATCGAGGGGATCGTACGGCAGAAGAGAGAAGCCGCCAGCGATTGAGACTGGCGGCGGAGGGGCGAGGCCGGTGCTATTGAGGCTTGATCCGATACGCTCGGGCGCCTTCGGCAGTCTTCAGAGATTCGACCGTGAGCCCCATCTTCTTGCCGAGCGCGCCGCTGAGGAAGCCGCGGACGGAATGCGCCATCCAGCCGGTTACGGACATGATCTCCTGCAACGTGGCGCCCTCCGGACGCTTCAGGAGTTCAAGGACGATGGCCTTTTTCGAGCCTTCGCGCGCGGACTTTGCCCCGTCACCGGTGGTGGCCTGTTTGGTGGCCTTGGCCTGCTTCGGCGCGACAGGCGCGGCCTGGGGCGCGGCGGTGGGCGTCAGGGCCTGGATGGCGCGCCAGATCCGCGCGACCGCGGTCTTGCGGTCAGTGAACTTCTTCACGGGCTTCAAGTCGCCGAAGGGTGGCACGCCGGCGAAGCCGTTCCAGATCTCGACCAGCCGCTCGGTGGGCCAGTTGGCGGCGAGCTTGGCGAGTTCCTTCTCGCTCGAGAATCGCGCGTGGTCCTCGGGGATAACGTCTCCGGCCAGGTAGGCGGTGATGGTGTTGTCAGTGTCGATGGCAAATGTCGTCATAGCAGGTGTCCTTTCTATCGGGTCATGCCGCCGAGTTGTCCGTCGGCGGTGATGCTGAGGTTCTTGTAATAGGCGCTGGCAATCCTGGCCCAGCCCCAAGGTGTGTGCAGCTCATGCCGAACCGCGATGCGGCTCAGCTTCAGGCGATGCCAGCCGTTGTCGAACTCCTTTTTGAGGTGGCCCCAGCGGTCGAGCTTCCAGCCGTTTCGCGTGGCCCAGGCGAGCAGTTCTTCGCGGGTGATGGCCATGGCGTCAGTCCTCCCGGCGGCGGTCGATAAGGCCCGACGCGTCCTCGACCGACTGCCGGATGTCGTCCCAGCAGTCGCGGCAGAACTGGGCCTTGTCGAGAAGCAGCCCCTCGCGGTTGGTCAACACGAGCTCGCGGTGGATTGGCTTCGCCTCGTCGCACAGCGAGCATTCGATGTAGGGTTGTGCGGTCATGGTTCGTCTCCTGGTTCAGTACTCGAGGCCCTTGGCGTCGACCGCGCTGCGATCGCCCAGGTCGGCGAGCACGTAGGCGAGCTGCTCGGTGATGCGGCCGAGGTCGCCCGCGTAGCCCCAATCGGCGGGCGCGGCGGCCTGCCTCTGCTTGTGTTTGGCCAGGCGCGAGGCGATGCGCTTCAGCAGGTCCTGGGCTTCCGCGTACCGCTCGGCGTAGCAGCCGGCGGCGGTTTGCGTGGTCGATTGCGCTTTGGTGTTCCTCATTGCGACTCCATTCATCGCTTCGGTTCCGGGTAGAAGCAAGCGAATTCCGGCAGCGAATCGCGAGAAAGTTCCATGCCGTTGCTGAGCCTGCGCGCGTACGCCAAACATCGCGGCGTAAGCCTGGCGGCGGTGCAAAAGGCGATCCACTCCGGGCGGATTACGCCCAACGCGGACGGCTTGATCGACAGCGACCGCGCCGATGCCGAATGGAATGCGAAGACCCGGCCAGGGCAGCGGCGGGCGAAGGCAGCGGCTGCCGTGCCAAGGGATCCAAGCGAGGCGCCTGCCGCCGGGCTCGATTACTTCCGTGCGCGGGCGATCCGCGAGAGCTACCTGGCGCGGCTGGCCAAGCTCGAGTTCGAGGAGCGCATCGCGAAGGTTGTGGATCGCGATGAGGTGCAGGTGGCGGCGTTCACGCGCGGGCGCGTGGTCCGCGACAACATGCTGAACATCGCCGACCGGGTGGCGGCGACTCTCGCCGCCGAGAGCGACGTAGACCGAGTGCATCGCATTCTGAGCGACGAGATTCGGATGGCCCTGGATGTCCTTGCCGGCCCAAACAGCGACTGAGATTTATAACACCGCCTTCAACGCGGGCCTGAAGCCGGATCCGTTGCTGACGGTCTCCCAATGGGCGGACCGCTACCGGCGGCTGTCCGGAAAAGCGGCGGCGGAGCCGGGCCCGTGGCGCACGGAGCGCACGCCGTACCTGCGGGAGATCATGGACTCGCTTTCGCCGTCGTCGCCGGTCGAACGCGTGGTGTTCATGAAAGGCAGTCAGATCGGGGGCACCGAGTGTGGGAACAACTGGGTGGGCTACGTGATCCACAAATCGCCCGGGCCGATGATGGTGGTGCAGCCCACGGTCGAACTGGCCAAGCGCAACTCGAAGCAGCGCATCGATCCGCTGATCGAAGAAAGCGACGTTCTGCGGGAGCTGGTAAAAAGCCCGCGATCGCGCGACTCGGGCAACACGGTTCTCTCGAAGGAGTTTCCCGGCGGCGTGCTGGTGATGACCGGGGCCAACAGCGCGGTGGGGCTGCGCTCGATGGCGGTGCGGTATCTGTTCCTCGACGAGATCGACGCCTATCCGGGCGACGTCGACGGCGAGGGCGATCCGATCCACCTGGCCTTCGCGCGCACACGCACGTTCTCGCGCCGCAAGGTGTTCCTGTGCTCGACGCCGCTCATTACGGGCTTGAGCCGGATCGAGGCGGCGTTCGCCGAAAGCGACCAGCGGCGCTACTGGGTGCCGTGCCCGCACTGCGGCGAGTTCCAGGTGCTGAAGTTCGAGCGGCTCCGCTGGCCCAAGGGCGAGCCAAGGAAGGCGGCCTACCACTGCATCGCCTGTGAGCAGGCCATCTTCAACCACCAAAAGAACACGATGCTCGCGCGCGGCGAGTGGCGGCCCGAGGCGCAAGGTGACGGCCGCACGCGCGGCTATCATCTCTCGAGCCTCTATAGTCCCGTGGGTTGGTATTCCTGGGAGCGCGCGGCGGATGACTGGGAAAAAGCCCAGAAGGATGTCGAACGCCTGAAGTCGTTCGTGAATCTCGTGCTCGGCGAGTCGTGGCAGGAGCGCGGCGACGCGCCCGACTGGCAGCCGCTCTACGACCGCCGCGAGGATTATCCGATTGGCACGGTCCCACGGGGCGGCCTGTTTCTCACCGCTGGCGCCGATGTGCAGCGGGACCGGATCGAAGTCGAAGTAGTGGCTTGGGGCCGCGGCAAGGAGTCGTGGTCGGTCGACTACCGCGTGCTGGTGGGAGACACGGCGCGGGCCGACGTGTGGCGGCAGTTGGACGCATTGCTGGATGAAGAGTTCCCGCACGCGAGTGGCATGCGGATGCCGATCCGCGTGCTGTGCGTGGATGCGGGCTTCAACCCGCGCATCACCTATGACTGGGTGCGCCAGCACCCGCAGGCCTCCTGGGGGCCCGCTGGCGCAAGGGCGGCGCATCCGAAGACCGCCGTGGCGGTGAAAGGCACGGCGCGCACGGACCGGCTGATTCTGGGCGCCTCGCCCGTCGATGCCAGCAAGCGGCGTGGCACGCGGTTGTGGACGCTCGGCACGCCCGTGGCGAAGTCGGAACTTTACAGCCGCCTACGCCTCGTGCCGCCGGCGAAGGAAGGCGGCGACCCGTTCCCCGCGGGCTACTGCCACTTCCCGCGCTACGAGGAAGAATATTTCCGGCAGTTGACCGCGGAGAGCGTGGTCAAAGGTCACTGGGTCGTTGCGCCCAACCGGCGCAACGAAGCGCTCGACTGCCGGGTGTACGCGCGCGCGGCGGCCTCGATCTACGGCATCGACCGCTTCAGTGAGAAGCACTGGCGGGAACTCGAGGCCCTTTTGCCCGCGCCCGCCGCGGAGCCGGCACACCCTCAGCCACGCCCGGTGCGCCGCGTGACGGTGCGTTCGAACTGGATGAAGCGATAAGGGGCGTGACTCATGGCCTACTCGCAAACTCAACTCGAAGCGCTTGAGGCAGCGCTGGCCAGCGGCACGCTGCGCGTGACATTTGAAGGCCGCAGCCTCGAGTACCGCAGCGTCGATGAACTCAAGAAGGCGATCGCCGAAGTGAAAGCCGCCATGGCTGCCGCGGATCCGGTTCGGCCTCGCTCGCGCGTGGTACGGACCTACACGACCAAAGGTTTCTGATGGGCTACTGGCGGAATCTCATGCGGGCGGCCTTCGGGGCGCCCACCAGGGCGCTTGCCGGTTACGAGGCCGCTGCCAGCACGCGCCGCACGCAAGGATGGAACCCATCGAATGAAGGGATCAACGCCCTGGTGGCCGGCGGCGGCGATGCGCTGCGGTCCCGCTCGCGCGACATGGTCCGCCGCAACGCCTGGGCCAGCAACGCGGTCGAAAGTTTCGTCGGCAATGCGGTCGGCACGGGCATCAAGCCGCAATCGAAACACCCGGACCCGGCGGTGAAGCGGCGGCTGCAGGAACTCTGGCTCCGGTGGACGGACGACGCCGATGCCGCCGGGCTGACGGACTTCTACGGGCTCCAGGCCTTGGTCTGCCGCTCGACGATTGAAGGCGGCGAGTGCCTGGTGCGCATTCGCGAGCGCCGGACCGAAGACGGCTTGACGGTGCCGCTGCAACTTCAACTGCTCGAGGCCGAGCACCTGCCGGCGACGAAGAACGAGAATCTCCCGAACGGCAACGTCATCCGCGCCGGAATCGAGTTCGACCGGATCGGCCGCCGGGTTGCATACCACCTCTACCGCGAGCACCCGGGCGAGAAGCTCACGTTCCTCAACGCCGGTGAGACCGCGCGTGTGCCGGCCGAGACCGTGCTGCACATCTATAAGCCACTGCGGCCTGGCCAGCATCGCGGCCAGCCGTGGCTCGCGCAGGTGCTGGTGAAGCTGCATGAGCTCGACCAGTACGACGACGCCGAACTCGTCCGCAAGAAGCTGGCGGCGATGTTTGCGGCGTTCATCACCGAGAACAACCCCGAGGATCCGGTGATCGGCTCAAAGCCCGGCGAGGGCGAGACGGACGCCAGCGGCGCGCCGCTGGCCGGAATCGAGCCAGGCTCGATCGTGAAGCTGCTGCCGGGCGAGGATGTGAAATTTACCGAACCGGGCGACGTGGGCGGCATGTACACCGAGTTCATGCGAGTGCAGTTGCGCGCCATCGCCGCGGGCCTTGGGATCACCTACGAGCAGCTCACCGGGGATCTCGAGCGCGTGAATTACTCCTCGATCCGCGCGGGGTTGCTCGAGTTCCGCCGCCGCTGCGAGCAGTTCCAGCACCAGGTGATGGTCTACCAGTTCTGCCGCCCGGTGTGGCGGGCCTGGATCCAGGCGGCGTCGCTCAGCGGCGTGATCGATGCGCGCGACTACGCATCGAACCCGAACGCCTATCTCGACGTCGAGTGGCGGCCGCCGTCCTGGGCGTGGGTCGACCCGCTCAAGGACATGAACGCCGAGGTCGTGGCCGTGCGCGCGGGCTTTAAGCCGCGCAGCGCCGTGATCAACGAGATGGGCTACGACGAGGAAGACGTCGACCGGCAGGCCGCCGCCGACAACGCGCGGGCCGATGCCTACGGGAACATCTACGACTCCGATCCGCGCAAGACCACGAGCAACGGGCAGCGAGTCGCTGAGCCAGAGTCCGCAACGCAAGTCGAATGACGAACCTTTCGCATATCGCTTCGCGCGTGTTCAACACGCCGCTGATGATCGACTCGAAGAAACTGGCGGCGATCCTGTCCGTGCTGGCGCCGCGCTTGGGTCTCGAGCCTCCAGCGGTGGAGGCGGCCTTGCTCACCGAGCAACGGTCGCGGAAGCCCTATGCCGTGACGGACGCTGGCGTCGCCGTCATCGAAGTCTCGGGCAGCCTGGTCAACCGTTCGTCGGGCATGGACGCGCAATCAGGGCTCACCTCGTATGAGCAGTTGGGCAACGAGATTCTCGACGCCGCCACGGATACGCAGGTCCGAGGGATCCTCTTACGCTTCGACAGCTATGGCGGCGAGGCCAACGGCGCCTGGGATGTGGCGAGCCTGATCGAGGAGGCCGCACGGGTGAAGCTCGTCTGGGCAGCGGTCGATGACTGGGCCTTGAGCGCGGGGTACCTGCTGGCCTCGGCCACCAACCGCATCTGGATCACCCGCACCGGCGGCGTCGGTTCGGTCGGCATCATCGCCATGCACCTCGATCAGAGCGGCTGGGACGCGGCGAACGGCCTCCGCTACACGACCCTCTTTGCCGGGGACCGCAAGAACGACTTCAACCCGCACGAGCCGCTTTCCGACGGCGCCCGCTCGGTGCTTGTGGCCGAGGTCGACCGGCTCTACAGCATGTTTGTCGACGCCGTGGCCCGCCGCCGCAGCCTGAGCGCCGCGGACGTGCGCGGAACCGAAGCGGGCATCCTCTACGGCGAAGACAGCGTTGCTCAGGGCTTCGCCGACCATGTCGGCACGTTCCGCGACGCCCTGGCCGCGATGACCGATTCGTTGTCAAAACCGAAGTTCACGAAAGGAGGCACTCCAGTGTCTGAAGCAACCCAGGCGGTAACGAGTCCGCCCGTCCCCGATCTTGCCGCCATTGAGGCCGCTGCCCGCGAGCAGGGCTACGCCGAGGCGGCCGAGATCGTCGTGCTGTGCTCGATCGCCGGCCGGCCCACGTTGGCCAGCGACTTCATCAGCCGCCACCTCTCGGCGCCCGAGGTCCGCAAGGAACTGCTCGCGCTGCGCGCCGAGGCCAACCAAGAAGAGATCCGATCCCACGTTCTGCCGGAGGCGAGCACCGCAGCCAAGCAGAACCTCGAGGAAAACCCGGTCGTCAAGGCCTGCATGGCCTTGGCCAGCCCGAAAGGAGGGAAGTAGCCCATGCCCGTTCAATCGCAATCGAACTACCTCGGCGACTGGCTGAAATTCGAAGAGGACAACCTTTACAGCCGCGACGAGGTCACCGTCGCGAGCGGCCAGAACCTGGCGACCGGCACCGTAGTCGGCGTCATCACCGCCAGCGGCAAGGTGACGCAACTTGCGCCGGCCGCTTCCGACGGCTCCGAGAACGCCGCCGGCGTGCTGCTGAACGCTGTCGACGCGAGCGCCGCCGACAAGCCCGGCGTCATCGTCGCGCGCCACGCCATCTGCTCGGACAAAGGTCTCATCTGGCCCGGCTCGATCACCGGCCCGCAGAAGGCGGCCGCCATCAGCCAACTCAAAGCCCTGGGCATTCTCGTCCGGGAAGGAGCCTAACCCATGCCGATGCTCAATCCATTCGCCACCGATGCCTTCAACATGGTCGCCCTCACGGCGGCCATCAACAAGATCCCCAACACCTACGGGCGCCTCGAGCAGTTGAACCTGATGCCCGCCACCGGCGTCCGTACGCGCACGGTCATCATCGAGGAGATGAGCGGCGTGCTCAACCTGCTGCCCACCCAGCCCGTCGGCGCGCCCGGCACCGTGGGCGCCCAGGGTAAGCGCAAAGTCCGCTCGTTCGTCATCCCGCATATCCCGCACGATGACGCCGTGCTGCCCGAGGAAGTCCAGGGCATCCGCGCCTTCGGCTCGGAGTCCGAGACCGAGGCGCTTGCCGATCTGCTCGCCCTGAAGCTCCAGAACATGCGCAACAAGCACGCCATCACACTCGAGCACCTGCGCATGGGCGCGCTCAAGGGCGTGATCCTCGACGCCGACGGCTCGGTTCTCTACAACCTCTACACCGAGTTCGACATCACCCCTAAGACGGTCAACTTCGCGCTGTCAACGGCTTCGACTGAAGTGCTGCTCAAGGTGCTCGAGGTGAAGCGCCACATCGAGGACAACCTCAAGGGCGAGTTCATGACGGGCATCCTGTGCCTGTGCTCCTCGGCGTTCTATGACGCCTTCACGACGCACGCCAAGGTGAAAGAGGCCTTCCAGTACTACCAGCGCAATCAGCAACTCGGCAACGACTACCGCACGGGGTTCACCTTCGGCGGCGTGACGTTTGAGGAGTACCGCGGCCAGGCGACCGACGCCTCCGGAGCCGTGCGGAAGTTCATCGCGGACGACGAGGCGCACTTCTTCCCGCTCGGCACCGCCAACACCTTCCGGACGTTCTTCGCGCCGGCCGATTTCAACGAGACGGCGAACACGCTCGGCCTGCCGCTTTACGCCAAGCAGGAGCCGCGGAAGTTCGGGCGCGGCACCGATCTGCACACGCAGCAGAACCCGCTGCCGATCTGCCTGCGGCCGGAGGTGCTGGTCAAGGGGACCAAGTCCTGACCATGAGCGGCTGGGAAGCGGCGGTGAGCGGCCTGAACGCGGCCGTCGTGAATACGTTCGGCCGCGAGGTTCTCTACCTTCCCGAGGCGGGCGGGCAGGCTGCCGTCCGCGCGGTGTTTCAGCCGGCGCGGGAGGCCGAAGATGCATCGCCGGGCGTCTATGCGGTGATATTTGCGCGGCTGTCGGATCTGCCGTCGGCGCCCGTGCGCGGCGACGAGGTTGAGATCGAAGGCAGTCGGTACAAGGTCTTCGATATCGAAGCCGACGCCGAGGGCGCCGCGGTGCTCCGGCTCCGCAAGACCGGCTGACTTGTGGAAGATCTTCCACAGGTCGGACTTCCGCCAAATCTGGCGGAGGTTTCTCGACTTGTGCGCAATTGCGCACAAGTTCTCTTGAAGACGGTTCATGCCAAGCGTCCGGGTCTACCAGAAGAAGCAACTGCGGCTCGACCTGCTGACCTTCCGCCAGCGCCAGATGTATGAGTTGGGCGCGGCCGGTGTCACGGCGGTAAAGACGCGGCTCGCCGCCGCCCAAGGCCCGGAGGATTCCGCTGCTAAGCCGCTCACCAAACGCTACGCGATCTGGAAGACGCGCAAGGGCAAGGGCAACCGCCGCAACCTGACATTCTCGGGCGACTTGCTGCGCAACTTCCAGGTCCGCATGGTGAGCGAGAACCGCGCCAAGGCCAACGTCTCGACCCGCAAGGACCGGATCAAGGCCTGGGCCAACCAGAAGCGCGAGGCCTGGATGGTGTTCTCGCCGAAGAACAAGGCGTCGGTCATGGAGGCAGCCCGCAAGATGCTGGAAGCGATGAAGCCGCGGCTGCTCGTCGAACGCAGCTTGGGAGGAAAGCAGAGATGATCAATCCGGCGGAACTCGTGGACAACCTGGTCGCCCTGCTCCGCGACATCCCGGAACTGGTTGCGGAGATGGGCGGCGATGAGCAGCGGATCTTCGCTTACCACGACCAGTATCCGAAGCGGGCGAGCCTGGCGGCGGCGATCCACGAGATGCCCGCTCCGGGAATCATGGTCGCCTGGCAGGGGACGCAGCCCGCGAGCTTCGGCGGCGTGGATGTGTGGCGGCATCAGGTCACGCTGTATCTGCGGGCTCGCGAGACCTTTGACGGAGATCCGCCCACGGCTTACTACCGGCTGTTCCGGCTGATCACCAAGGGAGTTCCGGCGTCGGCTGGCGTGCCAATGCTCAACGCGACGGTCCATCCATCCTGCCACCCGATGGACCTGCCGCGCATCGAACGGCAGACCGACGCCGAGGGGCTCGACTATTTCGAAGTGCCGCTCAGCTTTCTGGAGATGGGAGATGACTGAAAAGACCGTGCTGATGCGCTCGCCCGAGGGCGAGGTGCAGGAAGTGGAAGCCACGCCGGCAACGCTCGTGCCGCTTATGGTACGCGGCTGGCGGCAGGTCACGGAAGAGGAGGTAACGCCTGATGTCCGTCGCGCGGATGCAGGAAATCCAGATCTGCTTCGGTAAGCAGAAGCAGACCAACATCTCGACCGCCAACACTGGCGGCCAGATGTGGCAGTTGCGGAAGCTCAACGCCACGCTCGCCAACCCGAAACTGAACACCGAAAACGACGCCGATGAATTCGGCAAGGGCCACGAGTTCCCGACGCAATCCTTCCAGACCTCCTGGGACGTGAACGGGACGCTTGAGAAGTACCTCGGCGCGGAGATCGGCGCCTGGGCGATGGCTTTCGGGCTCGGCAAGGTCGTCAAGTCCGGCACGACGCCGAACTTCACCTACACATGCACGCCGCTGTTTCCGGCGAACGGTGATGCGGCCGAGCTGCCCTACTTCAGCTTCGTCGAGCAGATCCGCCCCGGCGCGGGCGTCGTGGTGGACCGGATGGCCGTGGGGTGCGTGGTCGAAGGCTGGACCATCTCGATCGGCTCGGGGCCGGGCCGCGCGAATTCGAAGATCACGGTCGAGTTCGTTGGGTCGGGCAAAACTACCGAGCCCTCGGGCATCACGATGCCGGCGGCGACGGTCGAGAAGCTCCTGCCGTCGGCATCGCTCGCGCTTTCGATCAACGGCGTTAACTACGTCTCGAACAAGAACATCGTCTCGCTGGAGGCGTCGTGGAAGAACAATGTCCGGCTGGACGGTGGCTTCTATCCCGGCTCGGGCTTTCAGACGCCCGGCGACGGGGCAAGCGGCGCCATCCGTGGCCGGCTCGAGTTTGGCAACCGTCAAGGCACGTTGCGCTTCGTCGCCCGTTTCGAGAACGGTTCGACCGAGTTGACCAAGCTCAAGAGCCAGTCCACAGGCACAGCGGTGCTGGCGCTCACCTACGACGCCAACAACTCGCTTGAGATCACCTGGCATAAGGTCTCTTTCGCCTCGGCCGAGGTGGGCGAGACGGACGGCATCGTCACCGTCTCGGTCGAGTGCCTGCCGATGTGGGACGAAACCAACGGCATCGTCTCGTCAGTGGCCAAGTGCAACGTGGACGGGATCGCTCAGTAAGGAATTGCCATGTTTGACGCAAAGCAACCCATCACCATCCACCTGCGCACGCCGGAAGGTGTGAAGCCAGTCCGGGTGCGCTTCCCGACCGACGAGGAGTGGATCGACCGCCAGAAGAAACGTAAGGTCATCGTGAAGCAACTGGGGCGCGGCGTGTCGGAAACGACGATCCCCGACTCGGCAGAAGCCGACGCCGCTCTGCTCGCGAAGATCCGCGTGCCGGAGGAGAACGCGCCCGAGGTCGATGCCTTCGAGGCCAGCCGGATCATCGAGCAGTTGAGCCAGGCCGAAGTAGACGACGTCGAGCAAGTTGGTGACGCCTTCCGCGTGACGCTGCGGGTTCTTGGCGGTACGGTGGAGCACATTCTGAAGATGCCTTCCGCCAAGGACGTTTTCGAATACCGCAGAGGCTTTGCGCGCGTGCTCGATCTGCCTTATAACCGGCAGGAGTTGATCATCAACCTGGCCCCGGCTGCCGCGCTCTTCAAGAAGCTGCTCGAATCCTCCGAAGGCTACTCGGGCGAGGTGCCGATCATCCACCAGGCCGTCGCGATCAAAGCCGCGATTGATGCTCTGGACGGCGCCTTTGAGGAGCAGCGCGACCCAAACTGACTCACCGGGAGTGGCCTGAGAAACCCTCCCTGCGGTTCCTGATTCACTGGGCGCTCCGCCGCGAGGAACTCTGCGATCCCGGCCTCTGCCAGGACGCTCCCGACGATGGCGGCCGCTGCGACCACTGCCCGCTGGACAAGCTGGACGCGGCGCAGTCCTCTGAGGCGGGTCTGTTGCTGCGGCGCGCGCTCGACATTCGGGCGGCGCTGAAGATAGGCGCACGGATCGGACTGGACGAGATCCGGGCTGACGAGTTCCGGGCGCTTGTGGTGCTCGAAGAGGAACACGACGCGTTGGAACGCGAGCAGATGAACGCGCATGGCCGATAACAGGCTCGAACTCGTCGTTGAAGTCGACACCAACAGGGCCAATGCGTCCATCAAGAGCGTCAACGCGAGCCTGTCGAGCATGGAGGCTTCGGCCGTGAAGACCGCCCGGGGCGCGGCGCAGGGAATCGACGGCATGACCGCCGCCATGGTGAAGGGTGCGACAGCCGGGAACCTGCTGGCCGACGCCATCAAGAGCGCGCTCACCTGGGCCAAGGAGTTCACCGTCGGTTCGGTCATGATGGCCGCCGAGAATGCCAAAGCCGAGGCCTCGCTCAAGGCGCTGGCCACCGCCCACGGCGTTGGAGCGGCCGCGGCGGCCAGGCAGGTCACTGCGATCGAAGAGATTGGCTTCGAGTACACCGACGCCGCGCACGCGGTGCAGCGGTTGATCGTTGCGGACCTGGAACTGGCCAAGGCTCCGGGCCTGGCGAAACTCGCCAAGGATGCGGCGGCGGTCCAGAACATCGCCGCCGGCGAGGCCCTCGAATCCATCGTGATGGCCATCGAGTCGGGCTCCTCGCGCGGCCTGCGCACCCTGGGGCTGTTCGTCGACTTCCAGAAGGAATCTCAAATTGCCCAGCTTCAACTCGGCCGCGCACTGTCCGAGACAGAGGAGAAGCAGCTCCGCTATAACGCGGTGATTCGCGAAGGCGCGAAGATCCAGGGCGCCCACGCGGCGGCCTCCCAGACCGTCGAGGGACAACTGGGCGCGCTGCGCCGCGAGTTCAACAACCTGCGCGAAGACATCGGAGCCACGTTCCAGGATGACTTCAAGGCGTTGATCGGCAACCTGCGGGGCCTGGTCGGCTGGCTCCGGGAGAATGCAGATTCGCTCAAGAAGTTCGGCGAGGTGGCGCTGTGGGTGTCGGGCATTTTGGCGACTTACGCCCTGGCCGACAAGATCATGGCGCTCGCGAAGTCCATCGCCGCGCTCCAACTCGCGAGCATCAACCCCTACGCGCTGCTCGCGGTGGGCGTGGTGGGTGCGGGCTTCGCCATCTACTCGCAGTGGAAGGACACCCAGGATCAGCTTCAGGCCCGTTTCGACGAGATGCAGCGGAAGGCGCTGCGCGAGGACCTCTTCAGCGGCCGGACGAGCGTCGATGCCCTGCGCAAGCAGGGAATGACGGACGATCAGATCCGCGAACTCGTCATGGGCAAGCGGTGGCTCCCTGGAGAGCAGTCCTTCGAGTACGAAGGCCCGAAACTGACCATCAAGTCGTCATCGGAGCCGAACATCGAGGCGCTGAAGCGGGCGGCCGAGATCCGGAAGCGCCAGTTGGAAGTGGAGCGGGAGAGCGCACGCGCACTCGAAGAAGTGCGGCGGCGCGGGCTGACAGGATTCGCGCGGGACGTGGCCGAGGTCCAGGAGCAGATTCGAAAGTGGACGACCTTTGTTGACGAGCGCGGCAATGAGCAGCGCATCGCGCTGACCCGACAGGCGTGGGAGAACGTCATCGGAGAACTTCGCGTGCGACTGGCGAACTGGCAGAAGGAAGTCCAGGAGACCAACCGCAAGAACCTGGCCGAGTATCTGGCCACGGAAGAAGAGGCCGCGCGGCGGCGGCTCGAGATCGAGTCGCACCTGTTCAGCCAGCGGCTGGCCTACAACGAGGAGGTTGCCAAACGCAACCTCGATCACCTCGAGCAGATGCTCGGCATTGAGGAGCAGCGGGCCGGGTTCGCGCGCGAGGCGCAACTGCGGGCGCTCGATGCCACGAATGCGCAGACGCTTGAGCAAAAGGTTGCCGTCGAGCAGCGCAAGGCCGCGATCGAGATCGAGCACCTCACCCGCGTGCACGAGATCCGCATGCGCCTGTTTGATCTCGAAACCTCGCGGATGGTCATTGAGGAAGAGGCGCAGCTCAAGCGGCTCGGCTATCGGGCTGATGAAATCCAGGCACGGATCGCCGAGCTCACCGCACAGCGGGATGAGATCCGGCGGTTCCAGCAGGAGGCTACCGACGCCGCGATCCAGGGCGCGCGCGAAACGGCGGCGATTCACCAGGCGCAGTTGGTGCGAGACCACAACCAGCGAATCTTCGATTCCTTCAAGCGCCAAGCCGAGGGCGTCTTCGACGCGCTGCTTACCAAGTCGCAGTCCATCTGGTCGGCCATCGGCAACTCGCTCAAGACCGCCCTGCTCACCGCCATCAAGGACGTGGTCACTTCGCGCGTGGCCGCGATGCTGATGCAGTTGTTTACCGGCACGCGGGTCTCGCTGGCCGGTGGAGGCGCCTCCGGCGGGGGCACACTTGGCAGGCTCGGCGGGCTGCTCGGTATCGGTGCAGCGCCGGTCTTCGGAGGAGGTAGTGGCGGCGGTGGTCCCATTCCCGGCGGCGCGGCAGGCGGGTGGGGCACGCCTCCCTTCATTCTTTCAAATGGCAGCAGCGGTTGGAGTGGCCTGCTCGGCGGCTGGAAGGATTTCTTGGGCTTCGGCGGCGGCGTTCAGTACGCCCCTGGCAAGGCAGTGACGTGGGAAGCCGCGACGATGGGCCAGAAGCTTTCGGCGCTCGGGCGGTCTAATGCTGCGCTGCTTGGTGGTGCAGCGCTTGCGCTGATGGGCCTCCAGCGCGGCGGCGTCTCCGGCCTCGCCATGACCACCGCCGGCGGCGCGATGATCGGCTTCAAGTATGGCGGTCCTCTGGGCGCGGCGATCGGCGCCGGGATTGGCGCGGTCGCCGGGCTGGTGCGGCTGTTCGTCAAGGGCGCGCAGGAAAAAGCGCGCGAGAAGATCAAGGCCACCTACGGCGTCGACATCCGCGACAAGGGTGTGCTGAAGCAGATTGTCGACATTGCCAAGCAAGGCTTCGGCGGCAATCTGGAGGCGGCCATTCGTAGCCAGCAGATCCGCGACCTGGTCGAGTTGTACGCGCTGTCGACCGGTCAGACCACTTCGGGACTCCCGGCCACCGTGCGTCCGGTTTCGCTTCTGCAGCAAGGAGGCGGGCTGTTCCAATCGAGTTCCGGCGGCCTGACGCTAGCGCCGCTTGGAGGCGTCACGCCATCGTCCGCCGCTGGGCCCACGGTAATCAACATCACCGTGCCCGGAGCGAAGGAGTTCTTCGAGAAGGAAACGGTGCGGGTAGTCGTCGAGAATCCGCGCGCGGTGCAATCGGCGGCGATGACCGCGACCAAAGCCAGCTCTGGCCGCCGCGAGATGACCGGGCTGCAACTCAGCCCAGGATTGATTATGTCGTAGGACTCAAGCAGCGTTGCGTGGAAGGACTTCGCGCTCGATTCGGCTGGCCAGGGCATCCTCGGCGGCCGCCAGATCGTACTTCGCCTGAAGGTTGACCCACATTTGCGCTGAGGTGCCGAAGTAGCGCGCCAACCGTAGCGCCGTATCAGCGGTAATGCCTCGCTGGCCCTTTATGATGCCGCCGATCCGGTTCGCGGGAACGCGCAGCGCCGTAGCGAGGGCGTTCACGGTCAGGCCGGCCTCGTTCAGCAGGTCCTGTAGAACCTCCCCGGGATGGATCGGTGGCAAGCGCTTCGGCTGTTTCGTTGCCATGTTGGAGCCTCCTTTCAGTGGTAATCGACAATTTCGACGTTGTGAGCGTCTCCGTTCCGCCATTCAAAGCAGATCCGGAACTGGTCGTTGATCCGGATGCTGTGCTGGCCCTTCCGGTCTCCCTTGAGCGCTTCCAGCCGGAGGTCAGGCAACTCGAGATCCCGGAGAGACGTAGCCGCGTCCAAGAGTTCCAATCGGATCCGAGCCGCCTTTTCGATGCTTTGAAACTTCCGGCTGAATTTCCGATCCAGCAGCAACTGCACATCCTTCTGGCGGCAGGATCGGATCATACGACTACCATATTACGACGCGCGTACAACTAAGGCAATTCATGACCCGCCAGGAACTGATTGAGAAGATCGCGAGGGCGATCGCGGAGATGGAGGGTTTCTACGCCACCACAGCGAAACCAACTCTTGCCCAGAGGAACGCGAACCCGGGCAATATCCGGCAGTGGCGGGACGCGCGCGGCCGGCCATATCCCACCCTTCGCGGTTACGTGGATTTCGTCGCGTGGGCGTCCGAGCGGTTTCCCGGCACCTCGCGCGAGGAGATGAGCCAACGAGCGATCGAGGAAGGCTGGCGCATCCTGCGCGTGCTCGTGGGGCAGTACCTCGATGGAAAGTACACGCAGGGCAAGCCGCCTACGCTCGATGAGATGTTCCGGGTCTACGCGCCCTCAGCGGACGGCAATCATCCGGTGAACTACGCCCGCTTCGTCGCCCGCAAGATCGGCGCGCGCCCGGACCAGAGACTCATCGACCTGGTGACCGTCTGATGCCCGGCTCGGTTCAGAACGCGGCACCGCACACCGTGCTGCCGGCAAGCCTCTCGCGCGCCTTCGTCCACGAGCGCGAGTATCCAGTTCTCGACAATGAGTACCGCAACGGCGAATCGCAGCGGTCCGTGCAGGCCACCAACAGCCGCAAGCGCTGGCGGCTGGCCAAGAGGCTGACTCCGGCGCAACTCACGGCGCTCCGCGACTTCCATGACGCCCGCAAGGGTCCGACTGAGCCGTTCTACTTTTACGACCCGTATGAGACCAGCCCAAAGTTTTCCTATGATCCCTCCGGCCAGGCCGTTGCGGGCCGCTACACCGTGCGCTTCGCCGGCGAGTGGAGCCAGTCGGTCTCGCTCGGCCGCGCGGATGTTTCCATCGAACTGATCGAGGTGGCTTGAACCATGCCCGGCAAATCGCAATCCCATACCGACGCCGTGCTTAACGTGCTGCGCGGCTCGACGCTCAACGGCGTCTCGCCCTTCGTCGGCCTTTTCTCCACAGCGCCCGCCAACGACGCCGCCGCGGGCACCGAACTTTCCGGCAACGGCTACCAGCGGCAGGCAGTGACGTTCGGCGCGCCCGTCACCGACACGGGCAACATCCGCAAGATCGGGAACACAAACAACATTTCTTTCGGCCCGGCCTCGGCCGACTGGCTCCAGGCCGTCGCCTTCGGCATCTTCGACGCCTTGTCGGGCGGCACGCTCCTCTACTGGGACGCGCTGACCACGCCCAAGACCATTCAGCAGGACGACCACGGCCAGTTCGCGCCCGGCACGCTCGTCGTCAAGGAGGACTGACGTGGCCATCGACACGATGGACAAGTTGGTCGCTGCGCTGCCCGGTCAGCACCGCCACCTCTTCAAGGCCTCCCAGACTGCCGAGGGCGCGGGCACGTGGCACTCGCTGTGGAAAGCGGCGGGCAGTCCGGGCGCTGGTTCAACGCCGCCCACGGGCAACGGCCAGGTGCCTACACGCCTCACTGCCGGCGCGATCACGCTGGTGAACCCAAGCGGCGCGAACAAGCTATACCTGGCGCGGTTTTCCGTCGCCGGCGCAACTGCGGGCACGGTGATTCTCTATGACCGCCTTTGGCACAACTCGGGGCTCAACGGCAACATCACCACGGCGCAGACCATTGCGACGCCGCCCACGCTGACGCGGCCGGACGCCGACGGCGCGGACGTCGAGCTGTGGGGCGAGGTCTACACGGCAATGGGCGCGACCGCGAGCGTCTTCACCGCCACCTATACCAACCAGGACGGCGTCGCCGGGCGTTCCGCGACGTACTCGATGCCCGCCAATGCGCTCTCGGTCGGGCAGATGTTTCCGTTCACGCTCCAGGCCGGCGACACGGGGGTGCGGACGGTGAGCCAGGTGCAGTTATCGGCCGCCACGGGAACCGCGGGGGACTTCGGGATGGTACTCCTGCGTCGGCTCGCGGAGGTGCCGATCACCGCTGTCAATGTGCTGGCCGACCGCGATGCCTTCGCCCTGGGTATGCCCGAAGTCTTCCCGGACGCCTGCCTGGCGCTTCAGGTTCTTTGCACGACCACGAGCACAGGCAACATCATGGCGGCGGTTGAGTTCATCGAGGGCTGATGCCGGGCAGGGGCGCGTATCCGAACCAGTCGGCGCGGATCACCCGCGCAGCCCTCACCCAGAAGCCCGAAGACGGTGTTCGGGCGGCCCTGTCTGCGTACTTCTTCGGCAGCAGTGGCAGCGTTCAGGTCATGGCCGGGACTTCAGCGGGGCTGGCGAACACGGCGGCGGGCCTGAACGTCCTGCGTTCAGTCTCCGGGGCTGTGTTCGCCGATTCATGGGGAGCAGCCAGCCTCACCCGCGCCTTGCGCCTGACCGGCTTCACGAGCGGCGCGGGAATCACTTCAGGGACCAATCGGCTGCTGCGCGGCCTGGCGGGAGCCGCGTCGGCTGGCGCGAATGCGGCTGGTGGGATGCGGATGATCCGGACGCTGGCCGCTGCCGCAGTTGGGCTTACCGCAGTCGCCGCGCACTTCGCGAGGCTTCGCGCCCTTGCGGGTAGTGTCCTCAGCGCAAGTAGTATTGACGGCACGGTGGCCATCTCGCGTGCCTTGGTGGCCACATGCGTCGCACTGTCGAGCTCAGGCGGGAAACTCTCCCTGGCAAGGGCACTCAATGCGGTCACCCTGGGTGTCGCCGCCATCCGTGCTCGCCTGGCCCGTGTGCGCGCGCTGACCGGTGCAGGGCTTTCCGGGGGAGCGCTGCTTGGCCGGTTGGCCGTGATCCGCAGTCTCGCCGGTCGGCTCGCCGGATGGTCTGCGATCGTCGGGATGCTGCTCTCCGCGGTTCGCACGATCCTGGCGCGCACGGTCTTCGCACGGGGAGACGCTCGCACGGCCATTATCAGCTTCGAGGAACGATCGGTCGTCGTATGCGGTGAACAACGCCTGATCACACCTGCCGCTGAGGCTCGGACTTTGACCGTGCGCGAGGGCAAGAGGCAGATCGACGCATGACCTTCACCAAAGACCCCGACGCTATCCTCGACTACGCGGTTGATTGGAGCCGGTGGCTTGCAGGGGACGCAATCGCTGCCAGCACGTGGTTTGTGCCGACTGGGCTAACCAAAGCCACCGAGAGCAACACGGCCACGAAGGCGATTGTCTGGCTCTCGGGCGGATCAGCAGGACAGAACTACACGGTGACCAACCGCATCACCACGGCCGCCGGTCGAACTGAAGATCGGTCTTTCACCATTCGCGTTGAGGAGCGCTGATGCCGGACTACATCGGCAACATCGCGGTCCCGGAGATCGTGCCGTCGGGCGTGTTTCCGCTCGTGCCAGACTGGCCGATCGAGGTGCGCCGCGACCATGAGGTCGTGGTGCATCAATTCGGCAGCGGCAATGCAAAGATCGAACAGCGCATGCTCATTGGAACGGGTGCGCGGCGCTTCACCATTCGTAAACAGTGGCTGCGAGACGCCGAGCGCATCGCCCTGCGCAACTTCTGGGAGTCGAAGTATGGCCCCTACGGAGCTTTCACCTACAACGCTTCGAACGACAGTGGAATCGGCACCACGCCCGTCACCTGCCGTTTCGCCAACGAGCCGCTCTCCTGGGAGATGGTCGCCGACTGGGCTTGCTCACTGGGTGTGACGCTCATCGAGATCCCCCAGACCAGCCCGTCTTATCCGCTGAACCAGACCGTCAATCGCTTCCCAC